GAAACTTTACGCACATCGGCACTGACTTCTTTTCCCTTTGCACGGATCTTTGCGCCGCGCTTTTTAGTTTCTTCGGCGTATTTAATAGCTTCTTCAATGACCTGCGCCGTCTGTTGCGGGTCAAGCATTTCAGTAGCAATTTGAATAGCCAATTTTTTGCTTATGCGGCGCTCTAGCGAACTCATAACCTTGTTGGCAAAGTTAAACGTGCGGTCCATCAGGTTAAGGTGCGGCGCTTGGACGGTCTTGCCGGCTTGCGGGCCGACTTGAGACGCAAAACGCGCCATGCGATCCGCTTCCGCTTCGCGCGCCAGATCGGCCCGAATAGCATCAACCTTACGAACCTCTTCAGGCGTCAGCACGTCCGATAATTTTTCGAATCGTGGCGCACCATCAATCGCCCGTTTAATGGTTGTCGGAGCTTGTTCGACCGCTGTGGCGAATACACCAGCGCGTTGCGGCGCTTCTTCCGCCAAGGGCGACAGCAACTTGTCTTCAAGATACTGGCCGATCTCCATGCGATTGATAGGGCCAGACTTTTCCGCAAACTTAGCGCGCGCAGCTTCATACAGCGGCGACTTCTGTTTGAGGAAGCCTAAAAATTCGCCGCGTGTTTTGGCGATTGCGCCGGCTTCAGCCGCGCCGATGCCATACCGCGCCTTAACCGCCGGATCATTTATCAGATCGTCCATAGCAAGTTTTAAGTTATGCAGACTTGCGACGGGGTATTTGGCCTGCGTTGCCGGAATAGTCGTTTTAAGAGGCTCCCCGCTTGGGCCAAGAATAGCCGATTCTACCTGACGTTCTGGCGTAGTCTTGCCGATCTGGAATGTCTGACCACGTTCAGCGGCCAGTTCTTCGGCGCGAGCCAATGCCTTGTCCATAGAAGGGCGCGTAAGAAGGTCGGTAAACTCAGGAGTCTCAGTGATAGGTGCGCCGCGTTCGGCAGCGCCATACAGCGCGCTAGCTTCTGATTTGCGAGCGGCTCTAGCCGTTTCGAGCTGCGCCTCACTGCCGCCTACAGACCGCATGGACGCCAAACGAGCGGCGGCTTGCTGTTTAGCGCGCGCTAAATATTCAGTCGGAAGATTTTCGGCGGCAGTTTCGCCTAGCTGCGCAAAACGAGTAACACCTGTTGGCGCGGCGGCTTGCGCCGCCGTCGGCATAGAACCTGGCACAATCTGCGCCTGCGGGCTGCGTAGCGCGTTGATGATTTCTGGCGCGCGGCCTTCGGTCGCCTCAAGATATGTAGCGTAGCGCGGGGCCAAGGCGTTGCGCGCGAACTCATAGCCATACGCGCCAGCCGCGAAAGGCGCTTGGACTGCGCCGGCCAAAGCATTAGCCGGCGATGTAGCCTCCGACAAAGCGCGTAGGCCGGGGCGTCTGAGCGCCGCGCCAGCGCCGCCCGCTACCGTGGATATGTCTGCTAACACGCCAACAGGATCGGTACGAAGCGTTTCCAGCGCCGCCTGCGGAGATCCATAGCGTTCGGCGGCGTAGCCGCCAATGGCTTTGGCCGTCTGCACCGGGCTGAGAGCCGCAGCCCCCAGCGCTTTCGCTGTCTCGACTGGGCTTGTAGCGGCCTCATAGACGCCTTGCGCAAACTTAAGCGAACTCTCAGGAATATTGCCTAGCATAGACTCGGCGTAGTCGATAACGGCCGGCGCGTAAGACATTTCGCCGCGTTGCCCCGGCATACCTTCGCCGTCACTTAAACCAAGATGCGACGCTATCTCGGCGTCAGTATAGCCTTCCGCGCGCGCTTTTTCGGCTTCGGGTTGCGAAAACAGAAAGCGCCGGATTTCGTCATCCGAATATCCGGCTTTTCGTGCGGTTTCAATTTTGGCTTTAATTCCGGCCATTACTGAAAAATCTCGTTGAGAGGTTTACGGTTGGCAGGAGCGCCAACCGTAGATTGACCGCCAGTGTTAGCATATTTCATAAGGATTTGTTTGGCGCTATTCCAAGACGCTAAACGTTGATTAGCGGGAATAGATGGATCGTCAAGATTACCAATCGTGCTTTTAATAAATTCACGATCTTCGTTTGATATACCTGCACCAAGTTTACCATTCATTTTCTTAAGTATGATGTCATTAGCGATGGTCTTGATCTGGCCAACGGCTTCCATACCGGGCGTAGCGCGACCAAAAAATCCACGAATACCAGCCGCGCCGGTTTCCAATCCACCACTTGTTGATTTTCTAATAAGAGCGCTAATCTTGTCTTCGCCGGTATCGGCGTTAAATCCAACGGCATCAAGCGCTTCTGTAGCAAAGCGTTTATTGTTGTATGCAGCGCTTCCGACCGGCGCTTCGGCGGTCGGACGGATCTCAGACGGAATAAGCGCACCACGCGCTTCCGGCGCGGCTTGAGGTGGCGCACCCGTTTCAATACGTGCGCCCATTTTGCCTTCCGGCGGCGTCATTATAGGCTGGCTAGGCGTAATAAGCTCTGCCTGACCCGTGCGAGGGTCAGTCCGCGTGACCAAACCTGTATCTGGCGGTCCAGCCATAAAACCAAAGTCTTTTGGCTTCATGCCGGCTGTGTTGGGAACATTGACCGCGCCCGCCTGCGGCGACTTTTTAGGAATCGCCACAACACGCGTCGCGCCCGTGGCGTCCGTCACTTCGCGGTATTCATAGTCAGACGCCGATTTAAGCTGCTCGCGCGTAGACGCCGCATTATTAACAAACCCGGCCAAAGCCTCCGGGTCATATTGCGGCGAAAGCATGTTTTCAAATTCGGGATGCTCTTTAACAGCCATTTTACGAAATTCATCGTAACCTTTGCCATTGTTGTTAAAAACTTTAGCCCCGAAATTTTCCAGCTTTTCCAGCGTTTTAGCGTCGCGGTCTAGCGCTTCTTTATTGATCTCGAACTCTAATTTGCGCCCCGCAAGCTCTTCTTTTTTGGCCTCCGCGCCAAGTTTTTGTTTTTCAAGACCAAATTTAGGAAGGTCAAGCTCTTCAAATCTCCGCTGCCGAAGTGCTTGTTC